GGTGTTGTCTGTAATCGCAACTCCGTCTAAGGTGGAAGCACCTGTTACAGCCAAAGTTGTGGATATGGTCGCCGCTCCTGTGACCGCAAGTGTGCTACCATCAAATGTTAGGTTGCCTTCTCCTACAAGTGCGTGTGCACCTGTGACAGTTGCAACATTGTTGTTGGTTGAACCTGACAACACTGCTTTAGTGTCTGCATAATCTTTTACTGCCGCTGATGTTGGTAGTGTTGTGTCATTGTCATTGGAACTTATGCCTTCTGATTCTAATACCACAGAAGCCGCTGTCATGTTGCCTATGTCTAAGTTTGAAATGTTGTTGCCCGTGCCATTGGCGTCTATTGTTTTGTTTGTGAATGTTAGTGTGTCACTTGCTATGTTGGCATCTTGTGTGTCCACATATGCTTTGACTGATTGTTGAGTGGCTAAAGATGTTGCACTGTTTGATCCCATTGCGTCTTCATCTAGTATTGCTGTAATAGAAGTTCCATTGCTGATAGTGAATCCTGCACCCACATCTAGTGCTCCGTCCACGTTCAAGGCGTCATCTATTCTGACTGCTGTTGAATCCGATGATGAAATATTGTTTGTAACTATTGCCGTTGACGTCACAGATGACAGTCCTGTTAGTGCAGTATCTAAAGCGATGGTTATTGTATTTGCGGATCCACTAGTGGCAATGTTTGCTCCACCCGAAACTTGTAAAACTTCTGAATCCAAATCTATGGACAGTGCAGTTGAGTCATCTGTTGCGAAGTCTAAGTCTTGTGCTGTTACCTGCGAGTCAACATATGTTTTGATTGCCTTGGCAGATGCCAATGTATCGTCGGAACCACTCACTGAAGTTATGTCAGTGTCTAGGACACCTGATTTAAGGTTGTCAACTTCTATGTTCGAAACTGTGTTGTTGTCAACGTCAATCGTTTTGTTTGTAAGTGCTTGTGATCCGGCAAGTGTACTAACTGTTGAGTCAATAGCGAATGTTACTGTATTTCCTGATCCGGATGTATCTATACCAGTGCCTCCTGTGAATGTGATTGTTTCACTGTCTAAGTCTATTGACAATGCTCCACCTGAATCTGCTTGAAAGTCTAAGTCTTCCGCTGTTATTTGTGTGTCAACATATGCTTTGATTGACTGCTGTGTAGCCAGTGAAGTTGCACTGTCACTGTCGAATCCGTCTTCGTCAAGTATGGTTGTGACTGTTGCACCACTTGTTCCTATCTTAAGATTTTCGAGTACTACAGTTCCAGTGCCCGATGCATTAATTTTGAAATCGTCATTGCTTCTGTTAGTAGAAATACCATTGTCACTTATCGTGATGTCGTTTAAAATAATACCACCTGTGCCTGATGTGGTCATCGTTAAATCTGCGTTTGTTGGCGCCACTAAATTTGTTATTGATATGTCACCCTCTGCACCGAACACTAAGCCGTTCCCTGCGGCATTTACTTTCAATACCTGTCCTGCTGATCCTATTGATGTTAATCCAGTTCCTCCAAATGCTGTTCCTACCGATTCGCCCGACTGGAATTCTGCTAAACCCGTTGCTACATTCGAGGAGTCAAAGACTACTCTTACTGGTGTTTTATCCGCCATAATTCAATTCTGTGCTCCGCTTTCTTGTCGTCACGGAATGCATTCATTTCCTTTATATTGTAGGTATTTATTGCTAGAATTGGAATAACGTGATACCACGTCCTGCACCTTGCACGTTAGAAGCAAGCGTGTCTCCTGAACTCAAAAGCATTGTGAAACCAGCACCGGTGGCAATCGGAACGTCCTCTAAAGTGGCATTAAATTCCATCTGTAGATCTGCTGTTTTTGCCAGAAGTTGGCTGTCTGAAAGTATCGAACTACCATCACTCAATAATAATGAAACAACCTGTACAGGACGCAATGCGTTTGCTCCAGTGCCGTTGGTAGGGATAACCCTGGATCCGATCTTTGAACCTTCCGGAAATACTGCTCCGCCTGTTCCAACCGACATAAGACCACCATCTAGTGCTGTAAATTGGAAAGCACCGTCACTATCCGTCTTCAATGTTGCACCACCAATGTCAACTGTTTCTGCAGTAACAAACACAGTCTGCCATCTTCTAGAAGAACTACCCAACTGGAAAACACCATTCTGGCTTGGTATTAGGTTACCTGCAATTTCTATACCCGGAGTTGAATCTTCTGTTGATATCGTGGTCCCTGCTATCCTGATCCCTTCCACGACAACGTTACCGTTACTTGATGTCAACGTTAAATCTGCATTACTGGGTGCGGCTATTGTTGAACCTGACACTGATAAATCTCCTACGTGTGTATCAGAAATGTGTGCGTCAACATATGCTTTTATTGATTGTTGCGTTGCCAATGCTGTGGCTGAATTACTACTGAAACTGTCTTCGTCAAGTATTGTTGTTACACCTGCTCCTGAACCAATCTGGAAAGTGTCATCTACAATCACAGATCCTGATCCCGACGTTTTCAAGGTAAAGTCTGCATTCGAAGGTGCAAACAAAGTTGACCCTGTTGCACTCAGGTCTCCGATACTACCTCCACCAACTGCCGAGCCACCCGCCGTGACCCCGTCACCAATTCTTAGACTTCCTGTGTCTACGTCTACTGCTAGGTATCCGTCTTCTATGATGTGTGTGGCTAGGTTGTAATCTTTGTAAGATCCTACTAGTTTCCTGAATGCCATGTGGCTTTCTCCCTATTACTTGCCAGATAGTGTAATGCCACGCATGACATTTGAAACAGATCTATTTTCTTGTTTGATCTTACTTTTCTTCATGGAGGCTGGTACACCTGGTTGTTGATTTGTTGAAAGTTCTGGTTGTGTAACTAGCGGTGGTTCTTCTTTAACCACTGGGCCTTTGTCTTCTTGATCCTTTGTTACATTTGCTATGGTTTCTGAATCTTTGCCTTGTTCGGCTTTTTTCATTTCAATTTCTTGTTGTAATGGATAAATTACCGGGGCATCGTTGGCATCATCTGATGCTACTTTGCCAGGATTATCTTCTGGTCCTGTACTCTGTGAATTTTGTGTGTCTGTTGAAATTTGTGCACCTTTGGCTCCGATTAGTTGATTCAATAGTGCTTCATCTTCCTTGTCAGGTGATGCCTTGATTGTAATTTCTATATCTTTGAATCTCATCTGATATCCTATGATGTTGCAACAGCACCGTCATCGGCAACGTAGTGCCAAGCTGATGCTTTGTAGTAAACTAATTTGTTTTTACTTGCACCTGCACCGTCTGTGGTCAAGAAAGCCACATATCCTGCCGCTGGACTGCCTGGTAGACTTGCAAAAGCAACAGGAGTAAAGTATAGTCCGTTCTTGAGAGTAACTACATCTGTGCCTGTATCTAGTGTATAATGTCCTGATGTTCGTAGTATTTTTACCATATGCTAGTATTTATGTTGTGATTGGCAGAGCATGTAACTCTCAAAGTAAGCAAGTGTAGTGGGCAGGTTCGGATGGGCGATGTATGTCTACACCGCCCTTTGTTATGTACTAACCTTTTTTGTAGATAGAGTATAAGACATATATTGCTACAAGTCCTACAAGTCCATCAGCTGAAAAAGATTTCACAATGGCCGACACGTTACCGATTACATTCATACTTCCTAGGAAAGGTATTGCCTGTCCTTTGAAAAGAATCTCCATAACGATTGCCAGGGCGATCAAACCTACACCAACCTCTGTCAGAGCTTTGGCACCGGTTTTTATTTTGTTAAAGATTTCCATAATTGAACTCCTTTGTGATATTATTTAGATAACATTTACAATCACAAAAACATCATATTTGGTTCTGTGCTGTTATGAAGGTAAAAATAATTATATAAAGGCTTACAGAACTCTTCATATAGGAGATAATCAAAATTATTATAGGAATGCTAGATACCACCGCCACAAAAAAAGGCGACATAAAGCCGCCTTTTTCTGAAAAAATAAAATAAGCCTGGGCTTACTTGAATTTTAAGTTTGCTTCTGTTACCGCTACTAAACCTACGTAGTCAGCCGCGTTACCAAGAGATGATGCAGTGTTAGTTAACTCTACATAACCGTATCTTGTTAAGAAGCCTACTACTGGTTCGAAAGTAGCTGGATCTAGAACAACACCACTTGACATTAATGGAATGTAAGGGCAATAAAACGCTGGAGCGTCTGCTTCACTTGCACCTTTGTATCCTACTAATATTGATGTACCGTCAGCCGCATAAGCGTCAACGTATACTCTCATCGCCGCGTTTAAAGTACCAACGAATTTCGTGTTTGTTGGAGACTCAAACGTACCTTCAGTTGATCTTGCGAACGCTGAAGTTGTAGCTGATTGAAGAATAGTTAAAGCTGTTGGAGATACTACTGCGTAGTTTCCAGCGCCTCTTCTTGTTCTAGTTGCTATTTGGTTTGCAACTCTGTTGATTAGCACTGCTAACGCGGCATGTTCGTCACCTACGAAAGTTGCAGTACCTGACACAGCTGATTGGTCAAAAGTCTCACTAGCTGATCCAGCCAATGTTCTTAAAGAACCAATGATTTCTTGGTCGATCTCTGCAGTAATCTCTTGAGCTAATGCCGCCATGATTTCTGCTTCTACATCGATACCTTGTTGTGCTTGTGCATCTTGAGCCGCTTCAAAAGTCCATCTTGCAGATAGTTTTCTTGATTTAGCTTCAACAGGTTGTTTCAAGATTTGGATTGATAATCTTTTACCAGCAGTTCCTTCTAAAGAAGCAGTTGAAGCCCCTTTTGGAGTTGTGTTGTTCTGGTTACCAGAGTATGCTTTCGCAATCTTGAATGGAGATAATGCTTCTTCACCAGCAGTTGTGTTAGCCGCTACTGTGTCTGCATATCTAATTCTTAGTGTGTGGATTTGTCCTACAGGACCAGTCATTGGTTGTACACCTACGATCTCGTTCGCGATCACAGTTGGCATAACCCTTCTGATTACTGGTAGAATAACCCTGTTTAACGTAGCAACGTTACCAGCAGATGTCGCACCTGCAGTGGCTTGCTCTGACAAATATCTCTTAGTGTTTTCTAAGATTACATCCATCGTTTTTTTCTTGTTGCCTGCTAAACCTTCGGTCAATGCGGCTTTTGTTTCACCCCATTTTGATTCAAATAATTCACTCATTTGTTTCGTTTCCTTCTAGTTGGTTTATATACCCGCTAATTTACGGATACTGTTTAAGTCAGCATCGTCCCTAGTCTGTCTAACATCCTCTTTATTGCCTGATGACTCAGAAATAATTTTCTTTGCCTGTGCAATCGGTTTGTCATCCATAACTGCTGGAAGATACTTGTCGTAAGCAGATTTAAGTTTCACTGTTTGAACTGATTCTAACAGTTGAGACATTACGTCTGCTTTGTCCTTGCTTAGAGGTCTAAGCAAGTCGCCCATCGTTTCCTTACGTTCCATCAAGTCTTTACTTCTTGCAATCTCTTGCTCTTTTGACTCAATCACCGCTTTTTTATCTTCGATGGCCTTCTCTGCGTCTGCTAGTTTTAGAGTTGTTTCATCAACAACTTTCATCAACTTAGAAGTCTCAGATTTCTCATTTAAGTAAGAAGCCTGATATTCTGATGCAAATGCTTCGAATATTTTCTTACCAAAGCTGATCTCTCTAGCATTTCCGATGTCTTCTTTCAATTGAGTAATTTCTTGTCCCAATTTTTTAGAAACGGCATCTTCTACTACTTTAGCAGATCTCTTAATGAAAGTTTCTTTTAATTTAGCTAATTGTACCTTAGCTTCTTTCACTAATTTTACTTTAGTTTCTACCACACCTTTTTTGTCTTCATGGAATTCCTTGATTTCATTAGCAAGTGCGTTTACAACGAACTCCTCTAATTTTGCAAAGTTTTCATGAACACCTTTTCTGTCAGTGTGTAGTTCTTTTAACTCGTTAGTAAGTTTGCCTAAAACAAACTCTTCTAATTTGCCTGAATGTTTACCTACTGATTCTTTGTAAGCAATTTTTTCTTGTGCAAGTGATTTTCTGTCTTCAACGAATTTGCTGATTTCTTCAGATAACTTCTCAGTCATCATCTTATCAATAGCTTCGACCATGTTTCCTTTATCATGCTCGTATCTTTTAGCAAACTCTTCTCTGAGTTCAGAAGTAACTTGATCTCTGTTTTCTTTAACTTGTTGGTTCCAAGCTCCTTCGATAGAAACTTTAGTTTCTTCTCCGATAACTCCAGACTCAACTAGTTTTGATATTGCGTCGATCATTATTTTAGTCCTTTTATTACGTTGGTTAGTGCATCTGTAAGATACTTTTGTGCCTTTTTGTCATTTCTAACTTCTGACGCCATGCCCATTGCTCTATTTCCGCCTCTTGTATTCATCAAGTGTTCGTAAATTGGAGTTGGGTAAGCACCCGGTGCCGAAGGTTGGGCCACAACATCTACAGTGATGATTTCAAAGTCTGAAACTTCGCCGCCGCCGTATTCGGACATGTTTCCAGATCCTCTTGAGCTAACGCCTAATTTCACACCTGACTCCAACATTGTGCTGACAAGTTGACCCATTGGTGTCGGCAAAATTTTCATCTTGCCATATCCATTTGGACCGTCCATCCACATTTCTGTAATCATGTGGGACACTCGGTCCAAATTAATTTTTAAATCGTCTGGATGATCTACTTCACCTAGTACTGAATAACCTGACGAGATCTGATCGTTAAGTGTTTTCACTGCATTTTGTATTTCGTTTACAGGATAAACTCTTTGGTTGGCATTTTTAATGCCTCCCTGGATACAGATACCTTTCATGTACAAATCCTTGCCGTCTTTTCCTTCATGTAAGGTCTGCATTCTAGCCTGATCGTAGGTTAAATGTTCTCTAAGGTATAGTTGTGACATCCGACTCTCCTAAAAATGTAATTACTTTCCAGTAATTGCTGATTTTGCAGATTTGTCTGAACCATCAGCAGTGTTAGCTTTCTCTGTCTTCTTGAAAGAAGTAGATTTTGCTTTGCCGCCTGTGTTCTCAAAGTCACCTGCCATTTTTTCTGCTGTTGGTGCTGGTCTACCAGTCGTTTCACCTGTACTCTGTATTCCAGAAGCTCCAGTTTTTACTTTTGCTCCGCCTACAGTTGGTGTTGCACCTTTAGCTGATTTGTCTGAATGATCCGCACTGTCAACTTTTACAGGAAGTTTATATTCCTTCATGTCTTTTTTCATGTCTTTTTTGTCGTCATGTTTAGTTGCCATCATTGGTTTTTTCGCTTCCATTGATAGATCAGCATTTGGATCAAGTTCTGTTTCTAAAGACTCATCTTCTTTATGGTCGTCCATGTCATGTTCGCCATCGCCGTCTTTGTCTACTGAACCCATCATTTTTTCGAATTCTGCTTTTAAGTCGTCCAAAGCATCTTCTAAATCAGAGACTCTCTCGTCAGTGTCACCGTCTTCAGCATCAGCATCCATGTCTTTTTCCATGTCGTCTGCGGCTGTTTCTGCGTCACCTACTTCGTCTGCAGTGATATCTTTGACTAACTCGTCAGTTGGATCTCCGCCTACTTCTTCGATTGACTCTTCTTCTTTAACTTCTGCTTCGTCAGTTTTTTCGTCTTCGATTTCTACTGTTTCGTCAACGCTTTCATCTGCTTTTTCTTCTGCTTCGTCTTTTTTCTCAGTTTCTTCTACTTTAGACTCTTCTTTGGTCTCAGTAGTTGTTTCGTCTGCTAATCCTTCGTAGATGTCTCTAGACTTTTCTACAACGATTTCATGGAATAAAGCTTCTGCTTTTTCCGTTTCTTCGTTTATTAGCAATTCTAATAATTGTTCAAATTTATTTGACATTGCACGTGCTCCTTTGTTGATTGCAAGGTTTGAATTATACTTATAAGTGTCTGTATTTACTGTAAAGGTGAAAAAAAGGTGTTAAAAGGTGGTTTAATATGGCGTTTTTTGCGTTTTTTGCTATATGTCTATTTTTTATTGATTCTTTGGCTTGGATCTACTTTCAGTAAGGACTTGTTTTTGTTCATTTCTTTTC